CCGGAACCTTCCCAAAGACACCCTTATTAAAAGGGTGCCCTCCATGCGGTCTTGATGCCGACGGACCGCGGACGCCCTGCAAACCTCAAGTGGTCTTTATCGAAGATAGGCTCTTCGCCTTCCTTCAAGAACCACTTTACTAGGGCACGAGAACCGTCCAAGAGTGATCTTGGCTTCTTCGTGCGTGTCACCCACCCTCTTACAAGAGGAGAATGGGTGTCTTCATCATAACGCTCAGCCTCATAAGGCAAAACGCTATGACGACCTAGTATAGGTGAAGTAGGATGGACAACTGGGTACGCACCCAGCAGGTTTGACAACCTTCTGTCCAACCATTCGCAAGTCTGCCAATAACCAGCGAAGTACAACTGGTTGCGTAGGCTAACAAGCGAAATCACCTCGTCGGCTTGCTTCAGTGACGACGGAAAATTACGTCGGACGCGAACAGGGGTAACCCATTCGCCATCGTAGTAATCACCGCCGCAAGACTCCCGGAACTTGCCGTTCCAGAAGGACTTGTTCTTGTTCACCTTAAGACCAAACGTCTCAAGGTAAGAAATCACTGAATCGACACATTCTACGGGGACAACAATATCATCTCCGTAGACACGCACCTGGCCCCGAAAGGAAGAAATATCCTTCCGGGTAAACTGGGTGTTGGCATCATGCTCCAATGCAAGGAATATGATGGTCGTAAAGACCATCGCCTCAACTGGAAAGCACAACGCGGAGCCCATAGACGCGAACTTGGATAAAGGAATAACTCCAACTCCAAGCACATCAGCCTTCGTGCTCCTAGTCGCCTGGACAGCCTCAGATAACTGGGGCCACCATTTGAATAAGGACACTACATGCTGATTGGAAACCCTATCGGATGCTTCACTCATGTCGAGTGTAGCAAGAGTCTTTTCACGACTCCCAAGCCGGGCCATTTCCCTATTTGGGTTTTGGCTTCGGAATCCGACGAAGCCGAAAGCAGGGTTATCGAGTCGGTTCTTTCCGACACGCCTACTCTCGAGTTTCTGAATCAAGCTTTTCGAGATGGCCTGCTGCATGAACTGCATGCAGGTTGGCTCGATCGCAATGATCCTTGGGGTTTTCTGCGTTTTAGGTACGGCTATGACCCTTACGGGTCTTTCCGCATCAGGCTCCCTGAAGTTAACCATCTCGAGTTCTCGCCAGTGGCGAGCGCTCGGGAGAGCATTCTCCAAGAATGGGAATACTCGTTCGAGCCGGACAGTCCATTCCTGCTGATCATACTTCTTGTTTCCAAGAAGACGATCAGCAGTGGATCCCGGTCCGTGGCTAGGGGTTAGTTCACCTTGGTCAATCTCACGATCGACCTCAGAACAAACATCGCCCCACAGAACTAACGACATCCTTTCAAACTCCATCAGGAGTTCTTGGGATAGTACTTCATCGTTAGTTTTAACTTCAGTATCTACTGCAACATAATCCAGCATAGCGTCTCGTTCCTTCTCCGGAGGGAGCTGGATGAGAATCTTTGCGAAAAGCAGCGTTAGCTGTCTCACCGCAGAGATGCAATCTATGCTAGGATGTTGAAGCAACACTCCAGTACCACGATCGAACACTTGAGAGAGGAAACCCCCAAGAAACAGGGGGAGACCGCCTCCGCGTTTGAAACCCGCGAAGAGGTAGCTCTCAACCTTACCTAGTTCAAGACTCTTTTCAAAGTCTTTACCGAACTGGGGAAGAGTGATGGTAAGAAAAGCATCACCCTCGTGTTCGTATCGCCTCTCGAGCTTTTTAAAGTCGAGAGTGGCGCTTGTGTGGCACCAGCCAGCCGATTCATCGGCTAGCTTCTTCCACAGGATCATAAGGCTTTTCATCGTGCCCTTTCAAGGGTCGCGATCCGTAGCCCCATAACCCTCTAAGCTAATCCGGAACCTGTTAAGGTACGAACTACCTCAAGCAGGAGAATGGCGTAAGCCAGGCCGCAAAAGCAGCCACAGCAAAGCCACACCGAATTAGCCGCCGTCCGAGACCATCGATGGGAGCGAGGTTTCTTCCTCGCCCCATCGTTAGTTTTCTCCACCCAGAAGCTGGGTGGCTCGGGCTCCCGAAGATGCAGTGAGGTACGCCGTAAGGGCGTCCACAATCTGCTTCGCCTCGGCAACAGTGTAGCCACCCTCCGACGGGAAGTCGGTGGCAAGCCACACAGAGCCGTTCTGGCGAACGTTGGTGCCGGCGATAAGCTGGTCAGCAACGAGCTTCGAGTGATCAAGGCGGAGCATACGCTTCGCCCTACCGCGCGCAACATTGTGCGACACGGTGAGCTTAACCGTAGCGTCATCCTTCTGGAAGACGCCAGAGTTTGTCCCTGAACTAACACGGGGCAAGCTCTGAGCAACCGCGTTGATCGTAACGGACTGAGGGTCAGCAAAAGCCACTGGGGCAATCCTTTCATAGAGAGCGCTATTTAGACGCTCACGTGGAAGAGTTTCGGACCAGTCTTGCAACATGATCCAGCGACGCTAAGCCTTCGATAGACCTAGCGCCGCTAAAATGGCAACCTGTCTGCCAGAAAGAGCATTCAGGTCAACGCCAAATCCGTAAGGTGTAGAAGGCATACGCTGCTTCCACTCGTCAAGAATATGACGAGACAGCGTAATTGTACCCGGTTGTTGATCAACCGAATACTGTGCCGAGGCACGAGTCTCTCTGAACCGATGGCTCATTGAGTACCCGTACTGCATCACCAGGCCGTCTTTACCAAGGTTGGAGACATTTGCAAGAATGTCCCCGGTATTGGCAAACCAATCGGCGGCCCAAGACCACGGAGCAATATTCCAGAGTGTTTCCGGTGTAACCTTCCAACCTAAAAGGTGGTCGGACATCGAAACCCACTCACGGAACTTTGCTATCGTCGTATCGGAGACAGGAATGTGGTAGCGAAAAGCACCACGAAACCAACTCCGATCGAAGATGCGGGTAGTTAATACCCCGCCCATGGCATTGATGTGTCCCTCTACAGCCCCTATCGTCGGTGTTGTTTGAAACGCACCGTGCGATAAGAATGTAGTGGTATCATCAATAGGAAAATCATACCCCCTTCGGATCTTTTGACCGGAATCTCTCCGGTATTGGTTTAAGATCCTATCTGATTCCTTAACAGTCTTTGCAAAAGACCGGATATCGGAAATCAGAGGTTTCCACCCGAACTCAACGTTCAGGTACTCGCCGCCCGCAGAGCGGGCGTGCTTAGCACGCTCTCGGAAGAG